TTAACTGGCCTGTTCTGCACCGGTATCAAACAGCGCCAGCGCTTCGGTCGCTTCCTGAATCGCTTTGCGGGTCTTCGAGACAATCTCGCTTTCCGTGTAAACACGATCAAATGAATCTTCGAATAGCTCAGACTTCAGAGAGCTGTCGCCTACCCAGTCAATGGCCAGCTTGGCCGCTGCGGTGTCGTAGTTAACTTTCTTGATGATATCTAGGCGGATTTGCTCGGATGCGGTGATCTCTGACATGTCTTACCTCTGTACGAGGTTGGAGCATTATCGAAGCCACTAACAAAGTGGCTTCTGTAATACCCTCACATGGAGATGAAAGCTAATTTATCCCTTTGATAGGAAGTGGTTTGGGCAATTGGCCTGCACGGATTTGTTGTGCGCCAGAATGTCGCGCTTGGTTTGTTTGTCCAGCACGTCGATATCATGGTCAGTCAGATAGATGATCCGCACCCAACTGCAGGCCGTATCAACGACTACTGGGGCGGGTAAACTTTTCGCGCAGCTCCCGATCAACATCATCATCAGGCATATGGCTAACAGTCTGCTGTACATCACTGGCCCCTTTCATGACTTCCGCCTTACGTTCCGCCGCGGCGACGGTGGCGGCGGCGTTCTCTTCGGTACGCTGCTGATCGGCTTTGGCTTCCGCCTTACTGGTCCCGTGAGCATGACCAATGCCGAACGCGCCAGCGATAGCACCCAGGATGACAACCACCAGCCCCGCGATAGCTTCGATTCCCATAATCACACCACCAGTACCGATTTTGCTTTCAGGAAGCGAGCGCGCCGGTTATTAATCCCGTTTTGTCCGCCGTTGATAATCTGCGTGACCCGGACAAGATCACCCGGATATTTCAAGCAACCTTTTGAGACATAGAACCACGCTGCACTACGGGCCGCGTACGAGGACTGCTCCAGTAATTCTGGCTGTGCCACCAGATCAACCTTCAAACCGCTGCCGCAGTCCCTGTAATTAGAAAGTCCGGTTATTTGAATAAGTCCGCGCCCTCGATAAACCCAGCCATCAGTTGCCTTGTTGTTACCCAACCGCTTGCTATAGACAATATTGGCGATAGCCCGCTGGCGCTCCAGAGGTAACACTGTTTCAGACTGGCTGCGCCCGAGGGAATTGGCCTGATCCTGCGTTAACCTGCCGTAACGAACAAAATCAGCAAGCCCGGCGATGCTGTAGTTGAAATTCTCCACTACCCTTTTAAACCCGAGACTTTCATGGCCGCATTGAGCAATGAACATTGCCTGGTCGATAGCGGAAGTGATGCCAAACTCTTTCATCGCGGCTGTAATATGCGGAAACCAGCGCGCAGCTAACCCGGCGCTAATACCAGCCGCTTTCTGGAAGTCTATTTGATTCATTAGTGCCTCAGTGCATCCACAAGACGCGCTATATTCCCTCTGAACCAGAGAACTGCGCCGCAGATAAGAATGTTCGCCAGTACCACCAGCCAGTGGGATGACTCGTACAAGCCAAACAGGAAACGGAAAGGGATGCTGGCATAAACCAGCACAGTGAAGTAAGCCATCAGCGATATCATGGGGCGGTGTCTTGACCCGTCACGCCGATAGAACATCAACGCCCCAACAATTACAGCGCATATCACCGCATTGATGATTGCGCTCGGATCACTTGTTACCATTGCTTGTCCCTCCTCCACGTAAGCGAGAGAGAATACCAAATAGGCTACCCAGATCCTGACTGTTAACGAACGTCAGCAATTTAATAGCTATGGCTGCAACGATTACAGCACCGAGTGCATCGAGCGGCCTGTCGCTGTAACCCGTCCACTTTGAGAAGTACGACCCCAGCAGAGGGGCGCCGATAACGCCAAATATAAATGATGTGATGAAATACCCAACCAGCTTGAGTCGACTAATGTTAACTGCTGTAGCGACATAGAATACCGCACCTGCAAATGCACCAAACACCACTCCGTAATCAATGCCGGTTGCCAGGCCAAACATACTAGCCCCCATGAGTCCACCTGCCGCTACAGTAGTACCTGAAACAGGATCGGACATCCCCCCCCCTTATATAGCCATAAGTTTTATCAAAAATAANAAAATAAAAAAGCCTCCTACAGAAGGCTTTTTTATTATATATTCACACCCTACAAGTTTATTTTTTTTGTTTCTTTTTCTATAGCTCTAGAAAAAAGGCCCATTAGTATTTTCTCATCATTACTTTGCAAGTCAGACATTGACACCCTCGTCTTATTATAATCATCAAAATATTTAGTTACTGCTTTATCCATTTTCTCAAGAGCTGTATTTATCTCATTACTAATGTCATCGGAAGGGCCAATAATTAGTAGAATCTGATTAATACACCGATGCATCTTTAGATAATCGTTTCGCAACTCAGTTATTATTTCAAGTGGTATTCGTGTACGATCGCCATCATACTCCTGATAAATTATATCCGTATATTCGATTGCATTAGTACGAATAGCGATATAACTTGAGCATAACTCTTTTAGTTCATCTATTTTCTTATGCTGTGCTGAGAGAATAATCTGACGATACATTAGTTTATTATTATTCTCTATTGTTTTCCAAGCAATGAAAGCAGGTATACAACCTGCAATCAAAGAGCCAATTATTCCTTCCCATGAAAACCCACTGTCAATTAATATATGTGGAAGTTTAGTTATTTCAATAACAGTGTCAATTTTAGGAACCGTATTTGATATTTGAAATTGCATTCCGGATATAGACATGATGATCTCCTTTTTGAGTCATCATAACAAAAACCCGCCTTGCCGACGGGTTTTTGTTGCTCAGTTCGCTTTAACGTCCCGAGCCTACCACAATTCAAACAGTTTCTGGCTCACTTTGCAAGTAAAATCTGTCGCCATTTGTTCCAAATGTGTCACACATTGGTGCGTACAGCATCGATTCCGCCAAACTTAGCCATGTATCAACTCTGCGTCTGCAGGTCATAAAGCACCAGTCTGGATGCTTTTCATAGAGCTCTTCCGCTATACGCCGTTTGCTCTTCCGTAACCGGTAATGATCCACCAGCAGGTGATACAGCTCTTTGTGACCACCTGTAATAAGGACTGCCCCCAGTACCTTATCAATCAGCAGTCCTTCATCGTCTGTACAGAAGGCCAGGCCGCTTTTATTTTTACCACTGAGGATTTCCTGAAAGAACGCTTCCAGCTCTGGCTTGGTAATGCCTGATTTTTTCATACGGCGCAAAGCATCGTTTATTGCGGTCTTCGTTATCTTCCCTGACGCCAACAGCTGATTGAACATATTACCGCCACTACCGCCGCCGATGTAGGACCAGCGGCCCCACATGCGCAGCTTCCCCTGAATCCAGATAGCCTCCAGCGTTTTCAGCCTGACCATTTCACCAGCTTTTCCAACCTCGGACGGGTTAATCATTATGCGTTCTCCACTATGCCAGCACGCCAATTGCCAGCGAACGATCCAGAAATCGAAACAGCAGCTCCAGCTGTGATCCGTGCTTCTCCTCAAATTCCACGGTGTCAGCGTGCAACTCGTCGTGATGCGCTCTGCAAAGCGGCAACACAAACAGGTCATGCGCTTTCGTTCCCATTCCACCTTGTCCGTGGCCTATCAGGTGATGGGGATCATCTGCTTGTTTGTTACAGCAGACACACTGCTGAGACTTAACCCAGCGCGTCCAGCTCTCGTTTACCCAGCGGCGGCGCTTTGGTCGCAGCATGAAAGATTCCGGCGTTTCAGGATCAACGCGAAGACCGAGAATCTTTTTCTGCACCACTTCGCTCGCCGCTGGCTCCGGCACAATATCGCTCTCCTTCATCACCGGCTGATGCTTAATTTCCGGCAATCGCAGGGCTTTTCGGGCCAGCGATTCAGGGATGACGTGCGCCAGATTGTTTATTACCAGCCACCAGCACAACTCGGGGATCGTCAGTTGATGGTCTTCGTTGAACCCCAGCTGTGAGCGGATGACCGTTATCAGCCAGGATACCAGGTTCCCACGCGCAATGCCTGCCAGCGTCTCTGTGTACTGATCACGCACCAGGTTATCGCAGGCCCAGCAAAGGCGGATGCTGCCAGGCTCATGCCGGAACAGCGTAAAATTTTCGCTGTGCCACGAACCGTGCGGGTACTGACATTCAAAACGACGCTCCAGCTCGGCCTCCAGCGAGCTGATACCACCCGCGCGCATAATGACATCTTTGTTTTCGAATACTGGCTTCAAAACCGGATCTTCTGCCAGTGGCTGCGTAGCGGGAGGGATGGCGCCGGTTGCGTAGTCTCTGTATTTTTCCGGTGCAGGCTCAATCAGTACCCGCCCTCTCCTGAACATCGGCATGAGATCAGCACCTGGGCGAAGAAGAACAACGCCCATGCGTGGGGCAATCTCAGGGGTTAGTAGTGCTCTCATATCATCTCCACGTCAGGCAGCTGCACGAAAACGACGGATAGTGATTTCTACTTTCCCTTTCTTCACGATGTTCCCCCACTCCACCAGCATGCGCTTAACCTGACTGTCGTCTTCCCAGACGCCTGTTAGAGTCAGGGCATCGAACAGCGCTTTGTTGTAGTTATCGATATCCCGACGGCGCTGATCCGGCGGATACAACACTATGTGAACCTCGGCCAGATCAGAGGATGGCCGGGGAACGGCCCGCAGTTGCTCAATAATCGCCGCTCTCGCTGCCTGCTGGAACTTGCGCCCTGTCTCGCTTACCAGATGCCTGCCTTTCAGCGGTCCCTTGCTCGGGGCGCGCCAGTAACTATTTACGCTCGGTGGAAATGGTAAAGTCAGTTTCATTTAGCCCCCTTAAAGGATCGCTACAACGTCTTTTGCGACTTCCCGCGTACTGCTTTTGCAGGAGATCGAACGGCGCGCGTTGATGAATTGCAGGTTAAAACCATACTCCCGGTACAGGTCGATAACCTTCGGTGCAGATGAGTTAGAAATCACTACCCGAGCCCCACGGTGAAAGGCAGATACGCATTGCTTCGCCAGGTCTACCTGGTTCTCCCAGCTAAACCCACCAGCGGCGTAGGCAGTGAATCCGGTTGTTCCCGGCATCGGTTCGTAAGGCGGATCGCAGTAAACCACATCCCCTTTCCCGGCCAGGCTGATAGTTCGGCGATAGTCAGCAGTCATGAAGACGCAGTTATGCGCCATAGCCGCGAAGGCTTTCATCTCATCCATCGGGTAATACGGTGCCTTGTAGCCTCCCCAGCCCACATTGAACTTGTTCGCCTGGTTGTAGCGCATCAGGCCATTGAAACAATGCCGGTTGAGATACAGGAATGCAGCTGCGCGTTCTGTAGCATCCAGCGTCTGAGCGTTGAACTCGGAACGGATCAGCTCATAGCCATCTGGTGACCGCATGTGCTCAAACATCCAGCGGGCCTTTAATTCCACTTCATCCGGCATCACCGCTAACATCTGATACAGATTAATCAGGTCCGGATTAACGTCCGCCAGCAGGTAATCTGCGTGCTTTTCGCTGTTCAGGAATACCGACCCACCACCAACGAATGGCTCTATCAGGCGTTTCCCTGCCGGGATATGCACGAACAGGTCAGCCAGCTGGGTATACTTTCCACCGGCCCATTTGAGAAATGGCTTGCTCAAGTGCGGAACCCCGAGTTTTCTGGCAATGAGTAATCAACCCCATCGAAGCTGGCTCGCGAAATGGACGACTCCTGGCGGGAGCTATTGAGTGGAGCAGATAGTTTTAACGACAGCTCATCCCATTTTTCCCGAAGCTTCGACGGGCTGAGTACGTTTTTACACCAGAACGAATCTTTGTTGGCGCGCTTGAACAGTGAGCAAATTTGCTTATGGGTTCTCCCGTCCTGCATCACCATCAGGCGAACCTCATTCGCCCATGCGGTCCAGTTTGGTTCTTTAGGGCGAACTACCTCACCATCACTTTCAGCAGCCAGTTCGTACATGCTGATAATTTTTCCCCAAATGAACTGGGCGCAGGTTAAATCGTCCTGGCTTCCCCACTGCCGCTTTGCAGCGCTGTACACCACCGCGTCAGGATGTCGTGACAGAAATTCATCAGCAGAGCCCTGTTCGTCCGGTTGCGAAGCGTCCGGACAAGAAGGATTTATACCTGATGGATCAGTAGTTGATTTTACTGACGGATCCCCCCCAGATTCTGACGGGTCAAAACTGGTTTTTTTGGTGGATTCCGACGCCTCAAATTTTGAGGGGTCAATTTTTGACGCATCAGATTTTGACGGTTCAGATTTTGATGTGTCAGATTTTGACGTGTCAGAAACTGACAGGTGAGAAAATGCCGCTTTCTGTAGTTTGGATACGTTGAGCTGGTAGACGTTCGATGCATTACGGTTGCCGTTACGGCGTTGCGTACGGGTGAGCCATCCTTCTTTCTCAAGCGCAGTAATCGCCGTTCTGACAGTACTCTCACCAGCGCCAATCTGACGGGATATGGTCGCGATAGAAGGCCAGCAAACACCCTCATCGTTGCTGAAGTCAGCCAGGCGCGCCATGATTGCCACGCTGGATAGTTTCATCCCCGAAGATGCGCAAGCGTCCCAGACGTATCCTGTTAATTTAGTGCTCATGATCGTCCTTTATTTCTCTGAATTTACGTCTGAACTGCTCAAGGGGGCTAAAGCATTCATGCTCGTACCCTTTACGCAGGTATATAACGCGCTGTGTTTGGGGCTCCCAGCGTATGACCCTGACCGGGACGCCGTAGTGATCTCTGAACCATCGGTTGAGCTCTCGCATACATTCTCCGCCTGGCCGTTAAAGTCCCCTACCACCCACTGAGCAAACTGGTAGCAGACAGGTTCGAACCCGCCTGGTACTCTTACCCCATACACGAACTGCACCGGTCCTGCTCCACCAGGAACTGGCCGCGCTACAAGTTGCGACCTGCGGTATTGTGTTGATAAACTGTTCATGCGTTAGTAATCTCCACTGATAACGACACGCCACGACGCCAGGAGCTGCAACTCGCTGGCGTCACTTCTTTTTGCGTGAAAATAACGTGATAATTGCGGCAATCTCTTCTTCCCGAGCTGCCAGGTGGCGGCGGTGATGCACCATGATTTCTTCGGCCTCGTGCCTTTCAATAACGCCATCTTCAAGTGCCTGTTCGATAATCTGATCAACCTGTCCCCTGGCGGCAGAGGTACGCATTGCCCGGCTGAACAAGTCCACGCGATCCAGCTCTTCAAGGTGCGGAACATCCACCAGCAGAGCACCACGGCGGCGAGCGAAGTAGTCAGCCAGTAACGACGTGTTGGAAATGTCTTCCATCGCTTCCAGCTCGCTGACTTCGAAGAAACGACAGCCGTTTTTCTCGTAAAGGTTGTTGTTAAACTGCGTCACCGTCATTCCCAGTGCGCCAGCCATTGCTTCGCGCCCACCAGGATATGCTTTGCACATCGCTTTTACGGCTTCTTTGAGGTTTGGCTCTACCATATTGATTTTCCTTTTGTAGTTATCGAATAACCGCTTAAGCAGTACGATTATTTGCACTTGGTACGTCATCTGTTTGATAGCGACTTGGGTACAAAATGTGTAATTCGCTTATTTCTCCTCTAAAGAACTTGGCTAATCTCTCCGCCAGTTCGACAGATGGGACTTGCTCGCATCTTTCAATGCGGCTCAACGTTGCAGGATCTACCTGTACCCCGGTTGCAACGTGCAATAAGGTCATGCCATGCGATTTTCGCAATTTTCTTAATGGTGATTGCATAACGTCTCCTATTTTTGCGTATTACGCATGTTATTCCACGCTAGCGAATTGCGCAAGTTGCTTTGCACGAAACGCAAAAACAACATGTAATGAGTGAATGAAAATAGGATCTCGCATACGACAACTTCGCTTAGCGAAGAACATTAAAATCGCAGAGCTTGCAGAAGCTGTGGGCGTTGATGCTGCCAATATTTCCAGGCTTGAAACTGGTAAACAAAAGCAGTTTTCAGAACAGACACTTAACCGACTTGCTCAAGCTTTAAGCGTAAGTGTACCTGACCTATTTACCTCTGACGAAAATGATACTACTGTACATATAAACAGTAAAAAATATGCATCTCCCGTAAAGGATGTGGATGTATACAGAGTCGAGGTACTTGATGTGAGCGCAAGCGCCGGGGCAGGACATATACACGGTAGTGACGTCATAGATGTCATTCATGCTATCGAGTTCAGCAATGATCAGGCATTGGCAATGTTTGGTGGCAGGACTCCATCTGGAGTAAAGGTCATCAACGTTCGCGGTGATAGCATGGCCTCAACGATTGAGCCTGGCGACCTAATCTTTGTGGACGTAACTATCAATGAGTTCGATGGGGATGGGATTTACGTCTTTGGTTTTGATGGAAAAGTTTATGTTAAACGCCTGCAGATGATACCAGACCAACTGCTAGTCATCTCTGATAACCCTCGTTATAGAGAATGGAATATAACTAAAGAGAATGAACACAGATTCTATATCTATGGAAAGGTTTTAATAAGCCAGTCTCAGTCCTTTAAACGGCATGGATAGCATTCATCATCATAAACTAGGCCTCATTCGAGGCCTTTTTTTTCGCCATCAAATTGCGTATAACGCACATATATATATTGCGTTACTCGCAATTTATGATTATCTTCTACTCGTCGGCACATAACGAAACTTACGGACAAGGATGAACAGAACACAACATGGAAGCGCATTCCCCTTCTTTCCGGTGGGGATCGGTTTGTAACTGAAGGAGTGCGCTTCCAGTTGTGTGGAGAACTAACGTACCGCCATTGCAGTGGCGGTCCCCCATCAGCAAGAAATTTTAACCAGCTATTCACCCACTTTCATGGGTTGGGTTGCTGCACAATAAATTTACGCGTTGCAGCGCGTCAGATGGAGAACAAAAGATGGCTAAGACAGCAAATCAATTGATTAAACAGGCGTACGAAATAGCCAAAACTATGCCACCAGAACAGGCAGCAATCATCAAGGAACTGGCTACCGTCCTCGATGTTTCGAATGTAGCTCTGCGCCAGACACGCACCGAACGTGACGCCCTTCTCGCAGAGGTCAAATCCTGGGCGAAGGAGTGTGATCGTATTACTGAGCGATATACCAAGAAGCGCATAAATCTGCATGTCCTCGAAGCAATGCGCGATTTGAAAGCAATTTGCCCCACCAGCTTCAGTAACGTGGAGGCTCTCTGATGGCTAAAGACTCAAAGCTAGTATATGGCGCGAGTGGCAAAACGAACGTTTTGACGTTCGAACCTGAAAACCTGCACCTGGTTACCGACAAAACGCACCCGCTTTACGATGAGCGTATCCACCTGCCTATCAGCGAGGCAATGGTGCTGAACATCATGGACCAGGGCGTTCTTGAGCCGATTATCGTCTGGAAAGACCCGGAGACAGGGCTGTCTTGTGTGGTTGATGGTCGGCAGCGTGTGCGCCATACACTGGAAGCCAACAAGCGTCTGTCGAAAGAGGGCAAAGAACCGTTACTGGTTCCGGCAGTCGCTAAACGTGGCTCTGCCGTTCGCATGGCGCAGGCGATGGTAAGTGCTAACGAAATCCGCCAGGCAGATACACCACTGGGCCGAGCAAAGAAAATGGCTGATGCGCTGAACCGCGGGCACGACGAGGACGATTTATCGCTGATGTTTGGCGTGAGTGTTCAGACAGTACGTGCAACGCTGTCGCTGCTGGATGCCACCCAGGCTGTCCGCGATGCAGTGGAATCTGGAACTGTCACCGTTACCCAGGCGCGTCAGCTTGGTGCGCTCCCACCTGAAGAGCAGCGTGCAAAAGTGTCAGCAATCGAGCTGGCGACAGCTGGTACAACCGGCCATGAAAAAGCCCGGCGTCAGCGTAAGATTCTCGGTGAGGAAAAGCCGCGTCTGAAAACCCGCAAAGAAATTACTAAAGCCCTGGAATCTGCCGAGGGTGAGTATGCAAGCGCACTCCGTTGGGTGCTTGGGGAGTCCGTATGACAATCATAAAAACCCATACCGGTACCGTGATCACCAAAGACGGTCCGAAGGTTAAAAAACTGCATCAGACAGAGCGGATGTGGGTCGTTGGCAAAAACGAGTTTTACCACAAAGCGACCGGATGCCGTCATTTTGCAGAAAATACGCGCCGCCGGCTGCTGCTCGACACCATCAAGCCTATCGAGTGAAGACTGGCCCGGAGAAAAGAATTGTAGATGTTAAGCCGGTTGCAGCCGGTATATGGAGAAGAAATGTCACGTATGGTCTCTTTACTCGAATGGGCAAAAGATGAATTCGGTAGTGAAGCCCCTAGCGAGCGAGTATTAAAAAAATATGCTAAAGGCCAGATGATAGCACCACCACCGATGAGAGTCGGGCGGCGCTGGATGGTTGACAAAGAGGCTCGTTTTATAGGTGTAGTTGCTGAACCTCAACTTCCAATAAATGTTAACCCAAAACTGAGACGGATAATTAGCGATGGCAGCTAGACCGCGTACCCATAAAATCACTATTCCAAACCTATATTGCAAACTTGATAAACGTACCGGAAAGGTTTACTGGCAATACAAACACCCTATCTCTGGTCGTTTTCATAGCCTCGGCACGGACGAAGCTGAAGCAAAGCAGGTGGCAAGTGAAGCAAATACGATTATTGCAGATCAGCGCACCAGGCAGATCCTTGGTATTAACGAGCGTCTGGCTCGCATGAAAGGAAACCGCACGGATATTACAGTTTCTTCATGGCTCGACAAATATGAATTGGTGCAGGAGGAAAGATTGAAACACAACGAACTGCGCCCAAACTCTTTTCGACAGAAAGCTAAACCAATTCGTCTTTTTCGTGAGCATTGTGGTATGCAATATCTAAAAGATATAACAGCACTTGATATTTCCGAAATAACAGATGCTGTTAAGGCAGAGGGTCATAACAGGATGGCTCAAGTTGTACGCATGGTACTAATAGATGTTTTTAAAGAGGCTCAACATGCTGGTCACGTTCCTCCAGGATACAACCCTGCCCAAGCAACGAAACAGCCACGAAATAAGATAAGCAGACAAAGGCTATCTCTGGAGGAATGGGAGGCTATTTATACATCCGCCGAACAACAACAACCTTATTTGCAATGTGGAATGTTGCTTGCCATTGTAACAGGGCAACGCCTCGGGGATATTTGCAATATGAAGTTTTCGGATGTATGGGATGATATGCTGCATATTGAGCAGGAGAAAACAGGAACTCGTTTAGCCATTCCCCTTTCTCTCAGAAATGAGGCGTTAAATATTACTCTGAGTGATGTTATTTCAAAATGTAGAGATGCTGTGGTGAGTAAATATCTTGTTCATTTTCGCCATAGCACCTCACAGGCTAGTCGTGGTGACCAAGTGTCAGCCAAAACACTTACTTCAACGTTCAAGAAAGCACGGGATAAAAGCGGTCTTACCTGGGAAGAAGGAACAGCACCGACTTTCCATGAACAGAGGTCTCTTTCAGAGCGATTGTATCGTGAGCAAGGAATAGACACTCAGAAACTATTGGGCCACAAAACAATGAAAATGACTGACATATACAATGATGACCGCGGCAAAGAGTGGATCGTTGTTGGTAAAAAAGCAGTATGA